TAGGTGAAGCGAAGAGCTTTCTATACGACCTATTCAGTCGTACTGAAATGTTTTCTTGGGCTTCAATTATAGCCAACGCTCGTCCAGGTCCTGGTGCTTCTATTGGTGCAAACATGAATAACTTTTATTATAAGTTATTCAAGTCACCGTTAACGTACCAACGTCAGCGGTGTCCTGTCCTTCTCTATCAGCTAGCACACAATGTTGACCATCTGCGATATGCCTTTACTAAGGTAATCGAAGATTACGGTCTCGTGCGTGTTAATGAGAGTCGTGGTTCAACTGTACCGAAAAGTGTTACCGCACGCCGTACTATTAACACCGAGGCAAATCTTGACATGCTGTTCCAATTAGGCGCTGGACGTTCTCTTGAGAACGTTCTGCGTACTGTTGGCATAGATGTCTCGACTCAGCCCGATGTTAACAAAAAGTTAGCGTGTCAGGGATCGATAGATCAGTCGTTGTGTACGATTGATCTTAAAGATGCCTCAAATACGCTGTCCATTGAGATATGCAAGCGGTTGCTTCCCGTTCAGGTTTATGACATCCTGAATGAGTTGCGAAGCGAGAGTATCTCCTTTGATAACGGTAAGACTTCCCATAAATTGCATATGTTTGCAACTATGGGGAATGGCTTCTGCTTTCCTTTGCAGACGCTAATTTTCTTATCGTTACTTATCGGCGTGTATCGCTTGAAGGGCATTACCCCACGGTTCTTTGATAAAGGACCGCTAAAACGAAATCTCGGTGTCTTCGGAGATGATATTATCTGTGTTAAACAGGTGTACCATACTCTTGTCGATACCTTGAATTCTGTGGGCTTTCAAGTGAATTCGGATAAGTCCTTTTCCGAAGGTAACTTCCGTGAATCTTGTGGAGGTGATTACTTCCACGGATACGACGTAAGAGGTGTCTACGTTAAAACGTTGGCAACTCCTCAGTCAATCGCGGTAGCTTTCAATCTCCTTGCTCGATGGAGCTGTATACATAAGGTTAGGCTAGATCTTACATTAGCTTACCTATGGCACGGCTACAAAGGGCCTTTAGTGCCGATGTCAGATCCTTTTGACGCCGGTATTAGAGTGAGACTGTTCTTCGCTGACCCCAAATATGATCGGAACGGTTCGTTCCTATATCGTAGATGGGAATCTCAGAAGAGGACGTGCCTCATTAGAGATGACAGGTTGGACAAAGAGAACATTTATGGTCTCTATGCTTCCGTCCTGTACGGTGCAG